ATAACTCGCCTGGTCTTAGCACCAAAGCCTGTGTTGGTCTAGCACCAAAAGTGACCTCTACTGGAGAAATATTGGTTGTACCAGAGGTAGAAAATGCGTGAGAACCATATACCAATGTACCTGTACCCAAAGACGATGGGTTGGCAGAATAAGTAACCGCTACGCCTGAAACTGTTGGATTATTGGTGTCGTAGTAAGTAGGTGTGAGCGTTGCTGTTGTGCCACCAGAGTTGGCTGCTGTTCTTTTGTAAAAATAAACATTGGGCGTGTTGTTTGCGGTAGATGTGCTAACGCTTCTAACAAAAGTCACCCGCAAAATTTTGTTACTGGTTGCAGGATTAGAAAGAGTAAAGTAATCAGTAGCGGTAGCCGCCAAACTGATACTGTTTGCAACAACAGAAAAAGAGGGCTTTCTGCCCTCGGTGTTAACACTTAAACCACCATATGAATCGTACATAGCACTCCCTTTTGATTAGCCCCTATATCTAATCAAAAGAGATCATTAAGACCTCTTTGGGCGTGTCACCGCCATGCGTAATTACTTACGACCTTTACGACCTTTGCGCTTCATCATGGCAAGTCTCCTATGGTTGGTTAATGGGAAGGGTGAAATTTTAAAAGCGCGAATTAACGCTTGCTTTTACGACCGTAGCGTTTTTTCATGGCAGGTTATCCTTGTCCGTTAGTTCCAAGACAATTCCAAGGCTGTCTCGTTTCACCTTTCCCCCTAATTCAATTCTTATCTGCAACTTTTGCGACTTCTAGCCGCCTTGCGTGGAGTCATCATAACTGTCCTTCCAATTTTCTCGAAATATATACCTTTTTTTAGGCTTGTCAACCTTTTTTCTGTGCTTCTTTAGCCTGTGCTTCCATCTTCTTTTGTTCCTCTTCCTTTTTCTCAATAATCTTGAGTTCTTGCAAGATTTCTTGTTCCATTGGAGGATGGATAAGCTGTACAAGGGTTTTCCTTGTAATGGCGTGGGCTTTGAACAACTCCATAGCGTCAGCCTTCATGTCTTCCATAAATACTGGGCTAGATGAGTGTGCGTCCACCTTAACCATAAAGTCTTTGGTGAACTGTTCAGAAATAAACTCTTGTCCGTCAGGCGTTCTGAGCGGATCAGGGTTGTGTTGTTGGTCAAGTTTCAAATATTTGGTAGCCAAGACTTCCAAAGAGTCCTCAATGACGAGTGCTCTCTTCTTTGGTCTAGCCGAGCCAAGGCGGGCGAGTTCTGAGGCGTGACCTTTCGAACGCACACCTGTTTCTCCACGCCCAGACAACACATTGGATATTCCTGACATTTCCGAGAACATATGGTCGATCTCTCGGATTTCGGCAAATGTGTCTTGAGGTACTGTCGGTCTGAACTGTTCAACTTTTCCTCCCATCTCGCTTGAGGACAATACGCCCCCAACCTTGGACAGAGCAAAGTTCTTTTCATCCACAAGACCCATCCAACCCGTAAGGGCGGTGGGGGGATCAACAGCTCTGTCTAACAAATTAGTAATCTGCTCCATGCGGTGCTCCCGCATATCTTGCAGTCTCATTAGCCTCTGAACCTCTGAATATCCCCAGAAGTAATCTGGAGCAGGGTTAGGGCAAACCTGTATAAACGGATGCTCACCATGATAAAAGAAGTTAGGTCTGTCATAGATACAAACCCCACCACTAGCCATAGTAACTATTTGGTAGTCATTCTCTTCATCATTCCAAACATAGAGTTCCATCATCTCGATGACTTCTTCTCCGACCTTTGGTCTGTACATCAAGGAAGACTCTAGCGGTGCGTAGGTATTGCCAATCATGTTTTGTGAGAGAGATGCTCCCGCAAACTGAGAAGTAATAATCCTCTGTACACCCGCAGACATCTGGGTAGTGTCTTGTTGAGACACAGACACCCGATTCATAATATCTTTGAGATTTGGATGACCATGTAAGTCACGCTCAAGTTGTGACTTAGTTGTGTAATAGGTGTGGACAAATGCCTCTTGTTTATCAAGTTGACATTGATCTTCTCTTAAGACACCAAAGGATGATGGGTCTACAAGGTAAGGTGTAGTCTCTCTGCCACGCTGTATCAGTTTGATAAGCATGGTGTTGTAGACCAGTGACCAGTTGACTGCTTGACCAAAGATGATGTCTGCGTTGGAGTCAGACCATTTGTCGTTTAGCCTTCTGATTAGCGGACTTGTCTTCTTATGTTCAACCTCTGCATTAACACCCGCACCCAAGATGATAGAAAACCTTGTTGTGTCAGAAGCAAACAGAAATGAAGAAAGTGTGTCAATGTGCGGAAATATTTTGTTGAAACCTGCGGGACGGCTCTCAGGGCCAGAACCAAACAAGTAGTACGATCTCAAGGTGTTGTACTGAGAAACCCTATCGCTACGAGAGATCAGGCACTTATCTGCGACCTCTGAGTAGAGTTGTTCTCTGTCTATCGGGTTGGATGGGATAATCATGGTAGTTTAGAGTTATCTACTGCGTGGACGATAACATTATCTTTCCAATTTGGCAAAGTTTGTTTGATAGAAGCCATGTCTACGGTGGGAGCGGCCTTTAAACTACTCGCAACGGCTGGCGCACCACCACTATCAGGCATAGCAGCGAATCCTCCACCCAAACCAACGCCAAATCTCTGTCTAACAGCCTCATTGAGTTGATCCATCTGGTTTGTGACCTTGGGATCGGGTCTTTTTACGGCAGCAGTGCCATTTTGGTTGTTGATATCGGTTAATTTGTAGTCTGAGGCCAACATTTCGAGTGTTTTGTCAATATTGTTGGTTCTAGCCGAGGTTTTTATGCTTGTAGGGGTAAAAAACCGCCTTTCCACCGTTGTACAGCCCTTTGGACACACTGCTTTGGCACTTTCGAACTTTCCATGCGCCATACAGAAGTATTCTTTCTTAATCATCACTCTCTCCACAGTTTTTGGGGCATTTTGTCCATTGGTTGAACGTTTTGCACCCGATTTAAGGACATATTGCCCAAATTTATGGTGAAACTGGTCTTTTTCTGGGGAATAACGTTTCTTTTGAGGGATTTTTTGAATCCAACGAACTCAACTCTCCAATAACCAGCTTCCCACTCCCCTATAAAATCCCCAATCATCTTCTGTAGCTTGGGGTGAATGCGTCTTTTTCCCCTAGCAAGTTCCCACATATAGGTATTACTCAACCCCAAATGCCTTGCTATACAGGGAAGAGTAAGCCTCTCAGGGTGCATTGTTTTCTTTTTATCAAGGATAGTTCCCTTCACAGGAACCAATCTCAGGCATAACCACGCCCTAATCTCGTCCTTACTCATGTCAAACCTATCTGTTTTAGATAACTACTGACCGATTTCCCCACTGTATCTGGGCTACCGTTCTCTTGAGTCTGCTCTACAACGCCTGATTGAACCAGTCTTAGTCTTACAAAGTCAATCCAAGCAATAGAAGCCAAGCACATAGCCACTACCCTATCGTCCTTACCGCGACCTGGCACTCCTAGACTTCCATTTTCTCTGACTACATTCTTCATCTCATCCAAGCACTCGGTGGACTTGATAACAAGAAGACCGCGTTCAAAGCAGTCTTTCATGCCATTGAACATTCTCTCTTTGGTATCGAAGGTAGTCTTCCAGTGGTAAGCACCAGGCGCGGAGCTAATCGTGTCTGTCCTCTTGTACAAATAGTTCTGTATGTTTGACAAGACGTTGAATAGCCCCGCATTCTTTGAGATGTTTGCCTCCATTGAGGCAATTCTCTTTAAGTTGACCATCTCAGACCAGACAGCTTGACCAGGCCCGTTGATCTCTAGATTAACCATAACATTAGGCCCGTAAGCACCAGCAAGATAGCAAAGCACCCAAGCGTACTGATAAGTATTACATTCAGTAGTACAGAACTCAGCGACCTGTTCAATCTTATTAGCGTAACAGCGAAGAACAACAATGGCAAAGCGATCAGCCCATTCGCTAGAACCATAAGCAGGGTCAGCACCGATAACATAATGCGCTCCTTGTTTGGGGGTTTCCCATATCTTCAATGTAGCCACGCTAGGCTTGCTGTCCACCAACTCCGTATCTTTAAAGTTCTCTCCCAAGAGAAATCTGTAGTGACTAGGGTTTTGTTGTCTAGCAAGTTTGTATCTGTCTGTAATATTCTGTGACGAGAAAAATTGAGAACCGCTCATCACAAAGGCATACTGCTCTGTAGGGGGAAACTCTTGGTACATCATCACTTCATCTTTGATGACCTCAGCCATCTTCCATCTCCACCAAGCAATCTGCTCAGGAGTAATATCAAAGTTGTATAACTGTTTGACTTCTCTAGTCCAAGACTTTTCCTCGGTAGTCAGTCTGCCATCCCAGTAAGTCTTATATATCGGGGATTCTTTCTTGACAGCATAGAACTGGTTTCTCCACCATCCCACAAAGATAGCCTTCTGTGTCTTAGCCATCTTTGCTGTCTCCCACATATCGTGAAAGATATTAAATCCTCTAGCCGTAGACTCCCACAGATATAGCCTTCTAGGATTGTGTTCAGCAAGGGAGGCTTCAAGGGAGGCTATACCCTCTTCATCACCCCAAGAGGATGTCTCAGTAGCGTGCATGAACATGATCGCCTTACCGCGCCCTAGACCGCCCTTCTTTCTAGTACCCGCAACCTGATAGACCATGCGTGATCTGTTCTTCAAGACGAGTTGCGTTCTGTTGTGACTCTCCGCAGGAATCTTAAATTCTGTAGGCAAGCCATCCATATACATAGACAAGGTAGAGCGGAACATATCCCTGTTGTCTTCAGTATCCGTAACCATAGTCCCTTGGACACCGCCATACTTGTAGTGCCAATACAAATCTAAGGCTAGAGAGATAGTGGTAATCCCTAGCTGCCTACCTTTCAAGATAACAAAGTAATGGATGTCCTCTTCTAGACCCTTGGAAATCTCTTCCATCAAATAGGTCTGGGTTCCTAGTAACTGGCTACCAAGAGAGACAAGCCCATGCTCCTTAGTCTCCACCTTCAGGGCTTTACAGAACTCATAGAAGTTCTTAAGAGGAAACTTCATAGATCAAATGCTTTCATATTGAGCTTCACAGCCCTGTCGTACTTCTCCCGAACCACTATCTCTTGCCTGACGAGCTTTCTGACAGTCTTAAACAAATGCACCCTAGTCCACCCCAAATCAGCCTCAGCCTTCCTCCTCCACCCCGCTTGCAAAGTAGCCGTGTGGTCACAGTGAGAAAGCATCCACCATATCAGCCTGTAATCAGGCGATCCTAAGCATAACGACCATATTGGCGGTCTTTTCTCCATATTTTTCCCCGTATCTCAGTATCAAATGTTGTCTAGAAGTTATCTTAACTATTCGCAAATATCCTGTCAAGTCATCGTAAGTCCTTGATTTATATAGGAGAGAAGGGATAAAAGTGATTTTTTTATGGGGGGAGAATAGGTGGAGCCCCCGCCATCTGACCCCCCACTGACCCTTTATCAAAATGGCAACAATCCTCACAACGATCAGAATCAGCGACCGATTACCGATTACCCGACCAGGCGCGACAGTGCGGAGAATGGCGTGTTTATTGGGTTTGCAGGCAGTGTGGCCATGCGTTACCCGATGTGCTGAGGGGTAATGGGGTTGGATGCCACTGGAAATCTGCGTGTTACCCGATGCTGACCAAGTGGTGTGTTGGCCATACGGTATCTCTTATTAGATCGACATAAAAAGAATGCGCGAATATTGGCATGGCAGCTTTACACATAATTGGCCACTAGATGCCTTATATAGAGGGTTAGAGGCACGATCTGTAGAATGCCTGCTGGATGTATGCACAATTTGTATCGTCGATTCTAGGTGCCTACAATGTGCAATGTATGCCTGCAAAGTAATGCTTTTTTATACTTAGGGTTTTGCGTAGTCTATATAAATCAATGAGTTACATGGGGTTGGCACGATTCTCTTACATATATAGGGAGAGGGTTAAAAAATAATTGATAATTTTGTTGATTATGTGTTAACATTCTCTCAGATCAAACGATCAAACGCAATAAGGCAGCGTACAAATGCCGACCAGGTGATCATCATGTTAAACAAATTCTTTTTTTCAGTAGTTTTTATGGCATTGTTTTTATTTGACTTTGCCTGCTTTGTATACGGCCTTCAGGAACGTAATGTTCCAGCTTTGTATGTGTTTATTTCCTCTCCGATCTGGTTGGGTTATATCTCTGCAAAATTGGCCGATCGTTTAATCCCTTAAGAATACAGCCTGCAGCCTCTTATTGGGGGCTGTGGGCTGTGTTTTACAGCAAAGGCATAAGGCAGCCTCTGAATGCCGACTAGGGTACAAAATGAAGGACATCCAATTTAATGTTTTACTTGCTGAGGCAGTAAACAAACCAGGCATTTTATCGAGTGCCTATCGTGCATTTTATAACTACAGCATCGGAAACCAAATTGCTGCCATGTTCCAGTGTCAGGCCAGAAATATCGAACCTGGTCCTATTGCTACATTTAAGGCATGGCAGGATAAAGGCAGGACAGTAACCAAAGGCCAGAAAGCCATTGCATTGTGTATGCCAGTCACTGTTAAGGGTGAAAAAGAAAATACAGCTACTGGAGAAAAAACAGAATTTGCATTTAATCGGTTTATCTTCAAAAATAATTGGTTTGTGTTGTCTCAAACTGAAGGCCAGGATTATGCAAATGAGGCAGTTACTCCAGAATGGAACAGAGAGGCAGCACTGGCCGCACTGGATGTATCAGAGGCAAAATATGACAGCACCGACGGTAACTGCCAAGGGTATGCCATTGGCCGCACTATTGCTGTTAATCCATTGGCAGTGCTGCCACATAAGACCAGGTTTCACGAATTGGCCCACATTGTCCTTGGCCACACTGAAGAGAATCTGCTATTTTCTGACAGTGAAACGACACCAAAGGACATAAAAGAGGTAGAGGCAGAATCAGTGGCCTACATTCTCTGCAGCATATTAGACCTGCCTGGTTTGACAGAATCCAGAGGATATATACAACACTGGTTGCATGGTGCCGATATCAGCGAGAAATCAGCGCAACGCATTTTCAGCACTGCAGATAAGATTTTGAAGGCAGGCAAAGTAACTGCCTGATTTTACATTGTTGGCCAGTGACAGTGGCCAATGATGTGCAATTCAGCACAAACCCATAAGGCAGGGTTTTTATGCCGAAAGGATAGTTATGTCATTACACGAAAAGTATCGGTTATTTTTGCAGGCGCGAATGTATGCCTCTGCCCAGATCATCTATTTACAAATTGAGAGGTCTAAAAATGACCAGAAATGATGTATTAGAGGTTTTATGTTTGGCAGTGATCGCGTGCGTTACCTGCCTCTTTTTTGTAGTTTTTATAGGGGTTTAATATGGCCAAAAATGATCTAACAGAATACGCAATTAAGGGATACAAAGGACAGT